CTGTCGACGAGGTCGGTGACTTCGCAGACGTCCTCGCTCTCAGCGACGAGGCCGATCAGGCGCGCGTACGCGCAGTCATCGGGCGACCCTACGTCGTCGCCGCAGAAACCACGCTAGAGGGCGTCGTCCGCTTCACGCCCGTACGCGAGGCCATCGCAGCCGCGGCGCTAGGTGGCGCGGACGCTGTGGCTGCGGCGGTGGCTGCGTTCAAGGGCGACCCCGACCTTGAAGCGCTGATTTACGAAGCCAGCGTCAAGAGCGACCTCGCGGGTCAGATGTTCGTGCGCCTCGTGGAGCTCGACCCGCAGGGCGCGCAGCGGCAGCTCGCCATCGACCTGCGGCCCGCATTCCTCAAGATGCCATTCGCAGAAGCGGTGGCCTTCTGGCGCGAGCGCGGAGGCGACCCGGCCATCCTCGAGGAAGTGCTGCGCGCGTATCGCCGTCGTGCAGCACTCGCCACCGACGAGCAGCTGGACGTCATCTCGCGACGGGCTGTCGAGGAGCTGCAACGCACGCTCGAAGAGGGCAACACACTGCGCGACTTCCGACGCGCGATGGAAGACCAGACCATCACGCTCGGCATCGCGCCGCAGGATCCCAGCTACCTCGAGAACGTCTACCGCACCAACGTCGCCACGGCCTACGGCGCGGGACGCTGGACGCAAATGAATGACCCCGACGTCCTCGAGGCTCGCCCGTATAGGCAGTGGCTGACAGCGCAGGACAATCGCGTTCGCGCTGAGCACGCGCCCATGAATCGCAAGGTCTGGCGCGCTGACGACAGCAGCTTCGCCAATATATCGCCTCCCGCCGGATTTATGTGCAGGTGCGTTGTCACCACACTATCCGAAGAGGAACTCCGCGATGAGGGATTGCAGGTCATCACCAGCATCCCAGCGGGATTCAAGCTGACGCCCGGCTTCGGCGCGGCATCTTTCGTGAGGTCATAATGGCATCAACCGCAACCGCATTCGACGGCAGTCGCAAGCTCGCGCTGCGCGCCACGCTCGGCGCATTCGCTGACGTCGCCGCTGCGCCAGCGATGAAGTCGCCGCTCCTCGGTGACGCGCAGTGCTCGTGGGTCGAGATGGCCTATGAGTCGGAGTGGAACGGACACCCCGCTGGGCCGTTTCAGTTCACGCGCGAGGTCTTCGCGGATATCAAGCGCCTCTACGACGCGAGCGAGCAGCCGGTGCCGGTGCTCTGGGGCCACCCTCGCCACGACATGGGCGTGCCCATCGACGCGGCCGGGTGGATTCAAGCGCTTGAAGTGCGCGACGGTAAAGACGGCGCGGAGCTGTGGGGCTACGTCGAGTGGACTGACGACGCCGCCAAGCGCATCGCCGCGGGCGCGCAGCGCTTCTGTAGCGTCGTCGTGGACTTCGCGCCGATTGACCGCGCCACTGGCGAGGTCGCCGGTCTTGCAGAGCTGTACGAGCTTGGCCTCACGCCGAGCCCATTTCTGCCGGGCATGACGCCCATCACTCTCTCCCGCGTCGGGACTCCGTCGCGGAGGTCAACAAGGAGTCTCGCAATGGATCCCACGAAGGTACTGATGGCAATCGCAACGGCGCTCGGCCTCAAGAAGGACGCGACGCCTGAGAAGATGAAGAAGGCATTTGACGCTCTCGTGAGCCTCGCCGGTGCGATGGCCGACGAGGAGATGCCCGTCGCCGCGATCACCGAAGAGGTGGTCGACGCCGCGTGCAAGCCGAAGAAGATGGCCGAGCTTTCGCGCATCGCGCGCAGCATCCGCGCGCTGTCTGGCATCGCGCTGCAGGACGACGTCGCCATGGTCGAGGAGGCCGTCTCCGAGGGGATGCCCGAGACTGAGGAGCTCGTCGAGGAGGCCAGCGAGGCCGCTGCGACGATGGTGCTCGCGAAGCTTGTCGAAGCGACCGGCATGGACGAGGCGGGTGTGCTTGCGGCCGTGACGGAGAAATTGGACCAGATCGCGGCGATGCTCGTCGCTGGCCCGGTGAGCGGCATGACGGCCGACGCCAACGCGCAGTTGTCGCGCACGAGCGTGGAGCTCAGCGCGCACAAGGCCCGCGCGGTCGAACTCGCGAGCACCGTCAAGACGCTTCAGGCGCAGGTCGCTGAGCTGTCGAAGGAGCGCGAGCAGCGCGTCGCCCTCGAGCGCACCGCGCGCATCGACGCGTCGTTCGCGCGTCTGCTCAGCGAGGGCCGCGTCACCGAGGCGCAGCGCGCTGCGTTCGTCACGGCCTCGCAGCAGTCGGAGCAGATCGCGCTCGACATCTACTCGGCGCTGCCCGCGACGGCGCAGCCGCCCACTGGCTCGCTCGTCACTGGCCCGAAGGCCCCGACGAACACCCTCGCGCTGTCGGCGTCGCAAGACCCGATCGCCAAGATTTTCGCTGCTGATGCCAAGGCTGCTGGCCTGCGTGGCAAGGCTGCGGAACAGCACGTCGCCGTGATGCTGTCGAAGCACGCGGCTCGCAACTCGGGCGCTTGACGCGCGCTGATATCCACGCTCACTCAGGAGATTCACAATGGCTGCACTCACCGCAATGACCGCGCGTCAGACGCGCAACGACTCGCTCGCTTCCTACGCGACCTACACCTGCACGACCGGCACGACCATCTACGAGGGCTCGCTCGTGATGGTGACGCTCGCGACCGGCCTCGCGCTTCCCGGCGCTGACACCGCCTCGTGCGGCTTCGTCGGCATCGCCACCAACACGGTTGTGTCTGCCGCCGCGGGCGCAACCATCAACGTCAAGTTCGGCCACGAGGAGCTGCTCGGCGCGAACGCGACGCTTGCGGCCATCACGGGCTCTGCGTGCGTGATCTTCGACTCGGACCTCGTGACCACGGCTGCCGCCGCGACCAACGACGTCAAGGTCGGCGAGATCGTGCAGCCTGTCGGCACTACGGCCGCGTGGGTCAAGATCCGCAGCTCGGCGACCGTCTGATAGCGCTCTGAGCGCCAACGATTTACAGGAGATTCCAACATGGCTGATTCATCCCACGTCATCAATCAGACTGCCATTGACGCGGCAGCAACCGTGTTCCGCACGATGGCGGACGAGCTGTTCACCAGCTCGGCCGACGAGGCGCTCGTCAACGCAATCTGCGAGACGATCCCCGCGGACGGTGGCACGACCACGTCCATCATCCTCGAGGATTTCCTCGGCAACTGGCTCGAGTTCAGCGGCGCGAGGCAGACCGGCGTGTCGCGCGCTTACCGCCTCAACGTCGCGCTCACCAGCTGGGCCGTGCAGCTCAAGGTGCGTCGTCGTGATGCGGAGTACGACCGCTCGGGCATCGTCGCCGCGCGCGTCCGCAAGTTCATGAGCGCCGCGCAGTCCTACAAGGACTTCGTGCTGCATCAGGGCCTGTTCTTGAACAGCGGCGATGGCCCTGTCGGCTACGACGGCGTCAACCTCATCTCGACGTCGCACCCCAACGGGCCGAGCGGCAACCAGAGCAACAAGACCACGTCGGCTCTCTCGCCGCTCACGTTCGACACCGCCTTCGCGGCGATGACGAGCTACCAGCGCGAGAACGGCGAGCCTTTCCGCATCGTGCCGCGATACCTCGTCGTCGGCCCGAAGAACCGCCTCGTCGGCAGCGAGATCACGAAGATGGACATCCGCGGTCGCTCGGTCGCGAACACCGGCCTTGAGGCTGCTGCAGCGGTCGTCGCGTCGGCTGGCGTCAGCAACGCCTACAACGGCACGGTTGACCTCGTGGTCAACTCGCGCCTCGTCGGCACGCAGGACGACTACTGGTACTTGGTCGGCGAGGGCCCTGGCGGCGCGAAGCCGATGTTCTTCGTGGAGGGTGCCGCGCCGCGTGAGCAGCTCGACATCGACCTCTCGTCGCCCACGGTCATGCAGAACGACGCGCTCACCTTCGGCCTCATCGCCGATGGTCAGTACGCCGCTGGCATGTGGCCCTGTATCTACGGCGGCATCCTGTAAATCTTCAATGATTTCAAACACTTAGCGCGGTCAATGCGCTGAGTGAACTACAGACCATGCGAGTTGCAGTCGCGCGCAAGCGTGATGGCGGGTGCAATTCCCGCCGATGGTTCCGCTGCACAACGCAGCGTCATCAAGAGGAGATGATTCATGCAACTCGACAATCACACGCCGTATGGGCACGTCGCCGCAAACGCGCGACCTGAGTCACGACTGCTCGTCCGCGTCAACGTGCGCGATGGCCACATGGGTCAGATGCTCAACGACGGTCGCTCGTACGCCAGCGGGACGCACACGCTGCAAATCTACAAGAGCGAACTGCCTGCGCTCATGCGCCTGCTCGAGACGCGCGAGGCTGAGTATCAGACGTCGCGCGCGAATCTCGCGCAGTACGT